GATGCTCGGCCTCGAACTGGTCGAGGACAGCGCGAATCTCGTAGCCATTCAATTGGTCTGCCTGCGGGGCCATGCTCCATAACTCCTCCCGCAGTTCATCCAGTGGCTTCACTTCTCCTCCTCGGCCTCGGCCTGCTCGGCTCTGAGCTTCCAGTCTGCATGGCGCTCCATTATCTTCATGGAGTCGAGCTTTTTTTCGGCGCGGTCGCACTGCTTGAGTGCCTTGTGGGCGCACTCCGTCTGCTGTAGTGCCTCGGCTTCGAGCGCGGCGATGCGGTTCTCAGCTGCCTCGAAGACATAGTGCAGGCTGAGAGTGGCTGACGGCACATGGTCGTGTATCCACTGGTCGCGAAGTTCCTCGAAGCTACTCATCCCCGGCCTCCTCGCTCGCCCAGCGGACCACTCCTGCGACGGCCTGCTCGAAGTGCGTCACGCGGTCACGCAGGATGGTCTCGCGGTGGATGCTGTCATTGTAGCGGGCGCGGAGCATGTTGTAGTCCTCCAGCGTGGGGCACCACGGGACGTTGACCTCATGTACCGGGGCACCCGTGAAGTCCTCGCAAGAGGATGCGAACAGGCTCCCCCGGTTGGCGCAGGCGTCGTCCTTGCACTCGACGCACGTCTTCATGCTGCGCCGTCCGCGTAGATTCCCTCGGGACCCACGTCCAGCTCGGCGAGGTCGAGAGCAGCCAGAAGGGCCTCCTCCTTCATCGCCTTGTAGCGCGCCTCCTCGGACTCGCAGAAGAGGACGTAGGCGAAGCGCTCGGTGGGCGATGCCATATCCTTGAAGAAGTGGTCGTCGCGCTTGCTAAAGGCCGGTGTATCAGCCATCACTCCGCCTCGTTTCCTGTTGGGTAGTCGGGCTCTTGGTCGCACTTGTTGTGGCCCTTGCAGTCTTGGCAGTAGTACCAGTCACGGCTCGGGCAGACGTTGATAGGCTCCTCGGCCTTACCCTCACTCATGCGACCTCCTCCGCCGGGTTGGAGACCAGCTCGGAGTCGGCGTAGAACGTGAGCGCGTCGGCGACCTCGCGGGCGCAGACCTCAGTCTCGGCCAGCTCCAGCACCTCGATGAGGTCCCTCAGGTCGCGGGCGGCGACGAACGTGGTCACGTTCATAATGCGACCGTCCGTGATGGGTGAGGCGATGCTGTAGACCGACTCACACCGCATCAGGACCTCGTCTCCGGTCGCGGCGACGGTAGCGCTGACGTGCTCTCTGTCGAAGGGGGTCTGCGGCATGGTCATCCCATCCATTTCGTATCGAAGTGCCCTACGGTCACGGCGTGACCGTAGATGGTGCCACACTGGTTGCACTCGACGACTTGGTCCTCAGGACCCCAGCCCTGTTGATGCGAGGGCATGGACTGCGTCGAGAAGCTGGCCCCGCACTCGGGGCAGAGGCGCTCGGCACGCTCGGACTCGCCAAACGAGAAGTTGATGTCAATGGGCAGCGTCGCGGACCTCATGCGATGACCCAGCCGCAGAGCACGGCACCGAGGAGGAAAGGCAGGCCCACGAGGCACGCGGCGGTGAGCCAGATGGAGGGGATGTAGGGACCGGCCACGCGCAGGCACAGGGCGGCTGCGACGAGCACGGCTACGGTGACGAGGACACGCTTCATGGTGGTCTCCCTTGGGTGGGTGTATGATGTAGATGTCTGCTCTTGGGTGGGTGGACACACGAGGGCGGGAGCTGCTAACTCCCGCCCTCTCTGCGTCTGTAGGGCTACTCTATATGGCGTAGAGTAGGTTAGTCAAGCACGAGGTTGCGTTCAGCCCTCCCGGCGGCTAATCGCACCAGCCGATAGCCCCCTCAGCACGTCAGACGTGATGGGGCCGCTCAAGGCGAGCTGGAGCATCTCTTTTCTCATCAGGCCAGCGCACTCGGCCAGCTGGGCAAGCGCATATTCGAAGTTGTCACGGCGCTTCGCCAGCTCTTCCTCTTCCGTCTTCATCGCGTGGCCTCGGCGTCCTGCCGCTCGACGTACTTCCTCAGCCTCTCCACCGTCACTGGCCCCGTCTTGGCGAGGTAGAGGATGTCTCGCGTCATCAGGTCGGCACCCTCCGCCAGCTCGCACAGCGCCATTTCAAGTCGGGCGCAGAGGTTCGCAAGCTCGCCCTCGTCCTTCATCATCGTGCGGCCCTGCTCTCCATCACGGCGCTCAGCGTCTTCGGGGTCCAGTACAGGTCGCGCTCGACGCCGAGCCCGAAGGGCGGCGACTTGATGGCTTCGAGCTGGCTCAGGCAGACGTTGCCCAGCTCGTCCTCGAACAAGCAGCAGAGGCCGAAGAAGAGGAGGTCGTTGTCCATCTCCACTGTGTCCACGCGCTCGCCCTCGGTGATGTACCAGTCGCCCATGCCGCCGGGGTTGAAGTAGTGGATGATGACCAGCGCTTCGAGTTCCTTGCTTTCCTGCGTGTAGAGCTTGGGGAGCTTGCGCTCCAGTTCCTTAGTCATGAGCTTCATGCTTCCCCCGCGACGTGGGTTTCGAGGTCGAGCCCGCGCATCTCGGCGTAGGCATAGGCGTTGTCGCGCACGTTCGGCCACTGGACCTCGGCCAAGTGTCCGCGCAGGCCAGCGGTCCACTGGCCCTTCTCGTTGCTGGTGAGCACGGTGCCCAGCTCCGTGCGGAGCAGGGCGTATACCCCTCCGTCGCCGCCCATGATGGCGACGCCGATGCAGAGTCCGTCCACTGGTGCGTTCTCCTCGGCGAGCTGCGCGAAGTAGCGCAGCAGCTCGTGATAGTTCGGCGGGCAGTCGATGCCGGTGTGGTCGCTCATAGTGCAGCCCACCAAGGCTCGGATATCTCGTCGCCGCAGGTGCCGCAGACCTCGCCCTCGGAGGGGGTCTCGTCCCACGGCGCGATGACGCCGATGGGGTTTCCCTCCGCGTCCAGTGTGTCGGGGTCGTCGCGCATGAGGCCGAATCTCGCGAAGGCGCAGCCCGGACAGTGTACGTCGGCCTCGTAGACGTAGCCGATAGGTGCGTGGTTCATGATGCCCCCTAGAGTGTCAGATTGGTTCCGTCCCACACGTCCCGCGATTCGTCGCGGGTCCAGTCAAGCTCGCGCATGAGGTCATAGTCGTCGCTGATGCGGTGGCTCGACCCGGTGGTGTCGTCGTAGTCGTAGGCCGGGCGGTCGCTGTCGTAGCTCCAGTCGTAGCCGAGCATCTTCGCGCAAGGCGGGCAGAGGTAGCCGAAGCTCCGGGTATACTCCATCGCGCCGCGCGTGCCGTGCTCCATGCAGGCCCCGCACTGTTCGATAGTGCCCTCGGCCTCGCGCTCGGCGACCTTGGCCTCGGCGACCGCTGCGTCGAGTACGCTTAGGTCGAGCCCGAACTCGGCGTACCCCTCGGCGCACGTTTCATAGTAGGATATGCACGGGGGCTCGACCGCGTAGGGCTCGTTTAGCGTGTAGTAGAAGGCAGTTTCGGGCTTGCCTCCCACCCACGCGCGGCAGGTCTGTTTGTCGTAGAGGTGCGGGTAGCCCTCGTAGGAGTCGAGCGACGCGATATCCTGCGGAGCTACGCGCCAGAGTGCAGCAGGTACGCTTGAGCCCTTGCACTTCTCGACAGTGAGTACCGAGGAAAAGACGAGCTTGTGATTCCTCAGCCTGAACTTCCCGACCGGAAGGCTGGTGGGACACCGCGCCTGCATCTGTAGGACGTTCAGATTTGAGCCGTACCCGAGGTACAGGCGGGAGTGCGTCGCGTACTCGGCCTCGAGCGTCGCGAGGTACTTCGGCCAGTCGATTTTCTGCCAGTAGTCACGCCTATTGCGTCGCCCCATCGTCGACCTCCAGTATCGTTATGACGCCTGCCTCCGCGAGGTCCGCGAGGAAATGCGCGGCGGTGTCAGTGCGCGGGCGCTTGCCGCTCGCGAGCTTGACTCGGCGCGCGACGGCTCGCATGTACTTGGGCGGGCTTGTGTTCCGCAGGAACGCCGTTTTCCAGAGGAAACCGACGACTTGCTCGGGCGTGCCGGTGAAGGTCACGTCATCTCGCGTGTGGATTTTCATGCGTCACTCTCCTAGTGTCATGCTGCGCCACAAAGCGCACGCTCGCGGCGCTCGACTCTGGCGACGTGCCGCCAGTTCCTATCTTCGGCCGCGCGAATGACGCGGGCCGCGTTACGCTCGGCGTCCAAGCGAGCGTTTTCGGCGATGCGCTCGGCGTTAATTTCGTTATACGTCATCGCCTCGACCGACTCGGCGAGGCGGAAACGGTCAGGGTAGCGCACCGGCATCGGCGCGAAGCTCGGGGGCGTTTCGTCCGCGACTGCTTGGCGGACGATGGCAAACTCGCGGCGAGCCAAGCGCTGGACTCGCTCATCCTCACGCATGCGGGCTTGGCGGCGAGCCTCGTACTCGGCCTGCTGAATCCGTACCTCTTCGCGGCGCGCAAGGTCGCGCCGGTATTGCTCGGCGTAGTCATCGCCAATGGTCTGCCAGTATGAGCGCAGCTGGAGCGGTGCCTGTAGTGCATCCATCAAGGCGGGAAGGCTCGGCAGGGTGTCGTCGGCGAAGTCGGCGGCCGTCAAGGGCTCACCGAAGCTCGCGTTCAGGATACGTTGAGTGAGGATGAGCCAGCAAAGAATCCGCTCGAAATCGGTCGTTCCTTCATGCTGGCGAATCTCAGCCGTCCCGTGCTGCTCGTAGGAATACAGGTTGAGAGTCGTGTAGCGGTCGCGCCAGTTCCGGCAGATATCGTACAGGCTATCCGCGCTGTCGATTCTCGCGACAATCTCGTGCGCCGTTCCAGTGTAGCCGTCGGTGAGACTGCGGACGTGGCAGTTGCCGCCGTTGCGCCGCGCTGGCAGGATGAGCCCGTCGAGTGTGTCCTCGTACTTCAGGTACAGGCGAGCAAGCTGCTGGAACTGCGGAAGCTTGAAGTCGCCAGCCGCGCTGTGGACGTGCAACCCGCAGGTGGAATCGACCTCGGGATACGTCCGGTTGAGCGCTTTGCAGACGTTCCAGAGGTCCGCGATACCGGCCGTTCCGCGCAAAGCGTCGGCGTTGCCCGGCGTGACCAGTTCCATCCCGTGACGGGTGGAGTATGATTCGTTCGGCTCGCAGTGTTCCGAGCAATCATTGTCGCACCGCGAACTGTTCATCTCGCAGTTATCGCAGTCGTACTCTCCGTCGTCGTCTCGGTATTCTGAGTCGTCGAGACTACCATCGCTCACGATTTTCCAGCCCATGGAGTCGTTATGCGCATCGTGGTATTCGAGGGACGTGATGTCGAGTCCGGTGGACTGGGAGAGATTCGCCGCCATCTCGTCGCGAGAGTAGTCATTCGAGTAAAACTCCAGTTCCACACCGAACGTGCGGGAGAAATCGAATCCGAGAGTCCGCAAATCGGCCGCGCTGGGGGGAGTATCGCCAAACATTTTAGGTAACTCCAATCTGTATCGGGTGAGTGGACATTCAGGCTGCTAACCTGTGGAGTAGCCTGTTCAGTCGGCAGAGTCGAGCAAATCGTCCGATTCGGTCAAGTCGCAACCCTCAGCCAGTTCGGCGAAGGTAGCGTGAAGGAACGTGTCGCCCATCTTGATTCGCGGCCGCGCGGCCTGTTCGGCCGCCAGCTTGGCGTCCATCACAACTGTCATTCGCGCGAAGTCGGCGCGCGCTTCGTCGAGCGTGGCGAAGTAGTGTCCCCAGATGAAGATGGTACCCGTCCAGACGTAGACGACGAATGGCTGTACGTTACCGTGAATCTCAGCAAGCACGCGACAGGTGTTATCGTGGCGCGGTGTGTAGTGCGCGATAATCTTCGCGCCTATCCTCTTAGCTTCGAATGCCATATCGTCCATGGTAGCAGTCCTCCTACAGTTTGGGATTCGACTCTCATTCAGGCTAGGCATTGCAGCCTAGCGTCCCATTCGGGCGTCACCTTCCGGTTCCGTTTGTTTGTGCCTGCCGATATAGTAGCCATTCTCGGCAGACGGCGCATAGCCGTGTGAGCCTATCCCACACGGCCACGTACACGTCTGAGGGTTCCTAGCTTGCTAGGCTGGGGCTCGAATCGTGTACGTAGTTCTTCTTCGGCCATTCTGTGAGCCTGCCGTTCGGCAGGCCGGAAGGCTTAGCACCTTCGCGCCACATTCATCCTATGTGGCCTAGCGGATTGGCCCCAATATGGTGGACCTCTGGGGAGAAGGCCGATTCGAGAGACGGGACCGATTGAAACGCAATCGGGGACTGTCGTCCCTTGTGCTGAACGTGCTTAGCTAATGGCGACCCCTTTAGTCCGATTTGACCTTGCACCGATAGTCAATACCTTCCGTCAACAGGAGTCAACACGGTTCAAATAGTGCCGATTTGCAGGGCTTTTTCCGAATCCTACATTCCAAATAGTGCCGATTTGCAGGTGTTTTTCCGAATCTGACAATCTTTCTGGCGGCTAGGCTGCTAGAAAGCACACTCAGACGCGCGGCCGTCACGCGCGCGTAGGGGAAACGCTCAGACTCGAACATACACGCACAGGACCGAACATTGGTTGGTTAGCTAAACGGCAGGCTAAATGGCCTTCTTAGGGGAGTTTGATGTAGGAATCCTACGTATTTAGAGGCGATTTGAGACACCGAACATAATCGAACATTGGGGGCAAAAAGTGCCCATTTGCAGGCAAGTAAGCGACCACTAAGTTACGGGAGGGATGGGGACAGCCTGATTGCAAAGTACCTGCAAATCGGCACATTCCGAAAAGGCTAGAATCGGTTTAGACGTTTGAGTGTCGAAACCCTCACAACCCTCATGCTGCGACGTGCTAGGATGCACGATTGCATAGACAACGATTGCATAGACAACGATTGCACGTGGCGCCCCCACCCTTACCACCCGCATTGCCAAGCACGGGAGTAGGGGAGAAGGCTAGCAGAAGTCCCTTGTTATTCGGAAGGTACGGATGCCAAACTGTTAGACAGTCTAACTATCTCTCTCCCGAGACTCCCGAGGAGAGTAGTTAGCGTGCTAATGGTTAGCATACTAACTATTGCTTAGGTGGGGTGTTATAACTACGTGGCAGCGCTGGCATTGTGGACATTCAAGGGAGCCACAGCGAGGCAGACTCTACTATCTTCCTGCTATTGCTTTCCGGCGGGGGGGGTGCTTGACTGGAACTAGGGAGTACCTCAAGAGCGGGTACTCAGAAAATATTTTTTTCTTAGGAGGACCCGTGACAGAAGTTCGGATTCGGGTATCGGGCTCACCGGAAGAGGTGGCAGAGGCACTGAGGCTCCTCACGGGGATGCAGCAGCCAGCCATCGTGCTCGAGGAGTCCCACGCAGAGCGCTACGAGGATGCCCGGCAGGATATCGCGGCGATGACGACGAACGACCTGTCGGAACCTACCCCCAAGAGCGAGGAGGAACTGAGTGACGTGTACTGCGCTCGTGAGGGGTGCTTCAATAAACTCACCGTCAAGCAGGTGGAGAGTGGGGGTCGCTTCTGCGGTCTCAGTTGCGCTGGTCGTTCTCGTGCCGGTAAGGCTCGGTCGGTGGTACTCGATTCTCCAAAGTCCGACCAGAGGTGCGCGCGGGAAGGGTGTGGAAACTTCCTCACCGTGAGGCAGGTCAAGGCGGGGAATCGCTACTGCGGTCAGAGCTGCTCGGCGCGAGTCAACAGTCCCTACGCGGCTATAGCGAAGGCCAAGGCGAGGGAGCTGTCACTGACTGAGGACGGTCTCCGCACAGGGAGGCTCAGGGGCAGCAAAAAGCCCTCCAAGCAGGGGGTACCTGCCTGAAGGGCCAAAACGTCCCCAGAGGGCTGTACGTCAGGCTCCGGAGCCCGGAGGTAGGGGGGTCAGGTCGCCGAGTCCCTGAGTCTGCGGGAACATGCCGTGAGCCTGCCCAAGCTGCGAAGGATGGATATTCACATCTGGGTGAGCGGCGATGGCAGGGGCGATGGGGTTGACGGAGCTGGCCGGGGGGACGAGTTCCCCGAGACCATGCTTGACCGGGGCGGCAACCGCACCGCTACGAGGGAAGCCCGGCTTGATGGGACCACGGACCCTAGCCATCTGAGGGGTTACCGGCAGGGACGTTGCTCGACACGTTGTCGAGGCCCGGCATCGGAGCGTTCGAGGGCAGGACCGAGTTCTTGGCATCGAGCTTGAAGAACTCCGGCGGACCACCGAAGATGGGGCCGGGTTTGGCGGGAGCGCCCACGTCGCCATCCGGGAAACCGGCGGGGTGACCGTCGTCGCAACCGTCGCCTGCGTCGGCCCACTTGCCGCCGAAGCCGTCAATCTCCTTGTGGCCGCCCTTGGTGGGGGTGGCCCACTTGCCACCGAAGACGGTGACGCTGGGGGCGGGGGTGGTGCTTGATGGGTTCTCGGGGTAGGCCATCAGCAGGGCACCGAAGCGCCACACTTGGGGCACTTGGCGGTCTTCTTGCCAGCCGCCTTCTTCGCGAAGGGGTTCGCCTTCTTCGGGGTCGCAGCCATAGGGTGTCCTTTCGTTCGTGTCATGACTACCCTAGTATACCACACACCATATAGGAGGAACATGGGCTACAACGTCGCAAGGGTGGGAAGCAGGTACGAGGCCAAAATCTACTTTGGTTCCGAGATGGTCGACGGCAGGCGCGTGCCCCGGCGCATGAAGCGCGTCTTCGACGACGAGTTCTCGGCTTACGAGTGGTGTAAGCGGACGGTCTCCAAGGACGGGCACTCCAAGGACATGCTTTTCGCCGACTGGCTCGACATGTGGGTCGAGTCGCTCGATGTGGCCCCGTCCACGAAACTCAACTACGAATCCAGCGTCAAGAATCACCTGAAGCCCGACCTCGGGCACCTGAAGATGAGCGAGTTGACCCCGACCATCTTCGCCGACTACTACACGGAGAAGCGCAAGTCGCTCGCCCCCGGCACCGTCCGCAACCTGCACTTCAACATCGCTTCGTCCCTCACCGCCGCGCGGAAGAAGGAGGTCCTCGATAAGAGTCCTCTGGCGAGCGTTGACGTTCCTCGGGTGCGTAACCTCGACGCGCAACCACCGACGCGCGAGCAGGTGCTAAAGCTCATCACGGAGAGCACTGGCGGGGTGCGCCGTGCCATCGCCCTCGCCGGTACTGCGGGCCTGCGTTTCAGCGAGGTGCTGGGGATACGCTGGATGGACGTGGGGGAGGTCGAGCTGAACATCAGCAGTCAGATGTGGCACAGCCAGCGCGTTCCCTGCAAGTACGGTTCGGAACGCCGTGTTCCACTGCTGGACATCACGCGGCACTACTTGGGGCCACGGGGAGCGGGCGGTGACCTCTTGGTGCCGCTGACCACCTCGGGACTCTGGAGGGGCTTCCACGAGGTCAACGTGCGCGTCGGTACGGAGTGCAACTTCCACGCCCTGCGACACTCCTACGCGACGATGCTGATTGCGGCGGGTGTATCCCCGAAACTCGTTCAGGAGTACCTCGGGCACAAGTTTCTGACGACGACGCTGTCCACCTACGCAGCCGTCATCCCGACGATGAGGGACGAGGCTTTTGAGCGCATGAACCAGCAGTGGACACCTGAGGCGACACCTTGAGATTCTCAAATACCTGCCTTTTCCCTGCATCCCCGCCCGTCGGCGGCGCCGTAAACGTGTTCATGAAGAAGCTCTCGCCGGAGAGCGAGCGCTTGAGCCCCTTGAGCTACACTAGAGATTCGAGGCTAATCTCCGGGGGCACGTTCGTGCCTAGCGCCCCATTCGGAAGGAGCAGTGAACACCTAGTGAACACCTTGGTCGTGGTGGGCGAGGATGAGTACGACCCCTATGGCGCAGAGCAGATAGAGCACGCAGACCCCCATTACTCGATGTCCCCTGAGGTGAGGTAGGTGATGGCGTCCGCAAGTTCTTCTAGGACGTTCTCAATGCGCTTGGCGGGGGGCCACTGGTACATCTCGCTGCCGTACTGTTGGTAGCCCGCCTCGTGACGTTCGCCCACCATCATGTCGATTCGGCTCACCAGGGACTCGTCACCGAGGATGTGGTCGAGTGCGTCCCAAGCGTCGTTGAGACCTGACCGCAACAGGATGCGCTGCATGGCGTAGGGGATGTTGACGGGGTTGACGGGCTCACCGGGTGCGGCCATGAGAATCACGCGAACCTCCAGAGTTCCTTACGGATGCGACGAAGACGCTGACTGATGCGGCCCTCAGTGACCCCAGCCGCCTCGGCGATGTGGACCTGACTGTGACCGGCCATCATGAGGACGACGACGCGCTGGTCGCTAGTGGTGAGGTTGCTGACGGCTTTCATGATGTCCGTGGTGGACGAGTGGTTGGGGGCGGCGTGATGGGCGAGCTTCTCGTCGGCCATCGGCTCCTCCATGCCGAGGTGGTCTTTCTTCCCCCGGACGTTTCGAGAAGCGTCGGTCATCGCCCACGTGACGTGGCAGGCGCAAGCGGCGGTGAACGGAATACCCCGCGTGCGGTCGAACTTGGCACCCATCTCGGCAACTGCGAGATTGCCGACGCCGACGGCATCCTCCCGACCAAGGGGCGTCTTGGCGTACTTGCGGGCGTAGAGGGTGACGAGGCCCATGGCGTCCTTGTACTCATCCTGCGTCACAGCGCCCACGGGGACCACCCCGCCTCACAGTAGAGCTGCCAGCCCTTGCGGAGGTTCAGGTATGCGTCAAACGGGTCAAACTTCCCCGCCCAGTGCATCGAGAGTTCCTGTAGGAGACCGCTCGCTGTGCTACTTGGGTTCTTCGCCGTTCTTGAGCCCGATGACTCTCTGGCGATGATGTGCATGAGCATGTCGATTTGCGGCCACTGCCAGCCTGCGGAACGAGCAAGGAAAACCCAGCGTCCCACTGCGGCTGGTTCAACGTGGCGTCCAGCGAAGGCGGAGTAGTCGCACTTTGAGTAGTACCGAGTCGCACTTTCGACATGGCGAGCCTCGCGGAGCGCTGCCTCTGCTCTGACAACGGCCCGATGGGCAGCGCGGGGGCCGACCGTTTGAGTGTGCGCGGGCGCAAAAGCAAAAGCAGAAGAAGTGGTGAGAAGAGACCCAATGAGAACCAAGAACATGCAAAGAAGAACTTTCTTACCATAGGACATACTTACCTTCCGTAGGATACAAGGCTATAAGAGCAAGAGCATTTCTCTTTACGGATGAAGAAATGTTCCCTTCACTTTCAGTATAGCATACTCTGATTTACGTTCAAGGAAAATCCGTTGAGACTGATACGTTCAGAAGTATGCTATACTAAGGGTACATGGACAAGTTTTCCTCAGACGACTTCCCGGTGCCGAGCAAGCGTGAGGTTGGGAAGCCCACAGCGCTGAAGCGCGAAAAGAAGAAGATGGGGACAGAGATGGCCGCGATGGCCTACGTCGCCATGGAGGCCGGTGAGTGGGTCTACGCTCCCGGCACTCGCCGCCAGTTCGACGATGATGGAGTCGTTGTCCCGAACAAGGCGGAGGTCATGCGCCGCGCCGGGTATCGTGGCTCCAGTGTGGAGATGTTCAACAAGTTCCTCGGCGAGGATGACTACTTCTGGGAGATGGTCGAACTCTTCCGCATCCGCCGCACCGACCCCATGTTCCGCAAGGACAACGAACATCTGCTCTGGCAGCAGGTCGGCGGCGAGTCACTCCGCGCCCTCTATGAGAGGGTCCAGTACGCCCCGCACCAAATCTCCCTCGCCGACCACATCAAGATTGTCAAGCTCATCCTCGATGCTGGTATCACCCTCAACAAACTCGGCTCAGACACACCCAACCGGAGCGATGAACTCCTCGACGGCATCAACGACCCGTTGCAGCGCAAGAAGCTGATTGACGGCTACAAGGACAGCCTCGACCGCGAACGTTCGCGCATCGAGGACCTCGAACGTGCTCACAAGGGCGCTGACAATGAGTAAGCGGGAAATCATCGGCAACTGCGGCGACTGTCTCTTCATAATGCAAGAACAGGTGTTCGTAGAGGTGGCGTCCGGCCAGCAGGTCGCTACCACTGACACCATTTGCAGCATCTCGGACATCTTCGTTCCCAAGGACGGCTTCTGCCACTGTTTTGAGCCCAAGGATTGACGGCGCTCCCACGGAGTAGTGACCCAGACGTAGCACTGCGGAACATGGACGACGAGCAGATGTACAAGTACATGCTGCTGGAATCAGACCAAGCCGAGGTGCTCTTCTGTAAGCACTACCTCGACCTCGAACTCGACCCCTATCAGGACTTCTCGATGAAGACCCTGCGCGGTCGCTTCCGCTCGCAGAAGCAAGTGGACAAGTTCCTCGACGAGAACGACATGGAGTGGATGTTCGAGAACGGCTGGATTCAGCACGCCGGGAAGCCCGGCTTCTCCCCCTACTACTTCGACTCCCCCGGTGCAGCCGGGAGGCCCAACGCTCTCATCCTCTGGCCCGCATCGTTCGGCAAGACGACCATCGTCACCACCCGCGCCCTGCCGGTCATGTCCATCTGCGACAACCCCAACGCCCGCTTGCAGATGATTGGAAAGAACGAGACCGAGGCGTTCTCCTTTTCGACCAACATCCGGCGTGAACTCTCGAATCCCAAGCTTGAGGCCGACTTCGGACGCTTCGAGCCGACCGATAAGAGCGTCCCGTGGGCAAATCAGGCGTTCTCTGTCGAACAGAGGCAGTGGCGGGACGTGCGCGAGAACTTCGAGTTCTTCGGCACGAACTCTCACGCCGAACTGGGCAAGAGAAGCGACCAAGTCTACATCGACGACGCCGAGACCCCAGATACGGCGAGAACGCCCGATATGCGCGAAAAGTTCCTCGAATGGGTCCATATCGGACCCTTTACGTCCCCAAGGGCCGCTTGGGCGAGAGATTCGCACGACAGGGTCATGATTCCACGTAGATACAAGTGGTCGAAGACGGCGCGCTACTGGGGCGTCGGCGTGGTTGGCACCATCTTCCATCCGGAGGCTTTCTACGCGATGCTCATGAGGGACCCGACTTTCACCTGCATCAAGTTCGACTGCTGGAAAGACAAGAAATGCAGCGTGTCGCTGAGTGACAAGATGATGAAACCGGCGGCGCTCGACGCTGCGCGAACCTCCCTCGGCACCATCGCCTTCAACAAGCGCTACCGGAACATCGCCTTCAACGAAGAGGAGATGGCGTTCCGCGAGGCGTGGGTGCGCGGTCAACCCGAGGTCATCAACGGACAGACGATTGAGCACCCCGGATGCCTCGACTTGGAGCACTCTTTCGGAGATGTTCCCGATAAGTGCGAGGTCTACCTCGGATTCGACCCGGCAAGCGGCTCCAGAACGCGCTGGAGCGCCTATGCGGCCTACTGCGTGCTAGGATACGACAAAACGGCCGAGGACCGCAATCTGTACCTCATCGACTACCTCAAGGTGCAGGACCAGTTCGACCGGATGCTCGACCACCTTCTGGATGGCAACGAGATGTACGGAATCGAGGGTTTTTACCGCAAGTACCACTACAAGGTCGGTACAGTCGAGAAGAACGCCTTCGGCAAGTGGATTGTCGACAACGACCGCATCAAGCCCTACCGGGACCAGAACATCATCCTCCCATCCTACACCGGGACCAACAAAACGGACCCGGAGGCCGGAGTGTTCGCGATGGGGGAGATGTTCCAGAACGGACGCTTCAGGATTCCCTACAAGACGCCAGCCGACGAGGCCAAGGCGGAGACCTTCCTAGCCGACCTTCTGCTCTATCCAAAGGGCACATGCGACTTGGTGATGAGCATGTGGCTGGCACAGATTCCGATTCGTGGAAATGCCACCAACTACCACTCTTGGTTCACCCCCAAGGGCAAAGGGACGTTCGTGAAGAACCCAGCGTACAGGTAACGTACATTACTCAAAGTCGTGGTATACTTATACAGACTACGATAACGGAGGTCTATGAGACTGCGGGGGGTCCTGAATGGCTAAGAGCACTGGTAGCGGGGCAAACGGAATCCAGATGGTCGAGGAGCTGTATCAGCGACTCAAATCTCGTGACTCAGCGAGAAACACCTCGTACAACGAGATTCTCCTCATGTACAGCGGAAACCTGCTCCGCAACACCAAGCGTCTTGGCTTCTTCGCGGGTATCACGGCATCCCTCTCTTCCATCTTCGTTCCCCATGACGGGGACGAGGACAAGTCCATCCAGACGCCAATCAACCTCATCAAGCCCGCCATCGAGAACAAGGTGGCCTACCTCTCGTTTCCCCCGACCGTGCGCGTCATCCCGCCGCCCGCTCAGTTCGCCCCCGGAGCTGCGGCTCCCGCTCTAGGTGCAGGAGCCCCGACCCCTCTGGCCCTAGGTGCTGGCGCTCCACCTCCGGGCGCTCCTCCTATCGGTGCTGACGCCGCCGCTCAGTCACTTGCTGCCCCTCCTGCCGGTGCTCCGCCTGCCGTTACTGCGCCCAGTGCGGTCCCCGGTGCTCCCGACCCCGACTGGAGCGAGAATATCGCCGACCGGCTGGAACAGGTCATCGCCTCACTGCTTGCCCTCAGCAACATGCCCAAGCGCTGCCGCGACGTAGCGTGGTCAGTCTCCGCCATGGACGGGGCGATTATCGGCGTGTGGCCCGACATCAAGCACGGCGTGCCGCGCATCTTCACGCGCACCCCGCAGGACTTCTATCCCGTCGCCTACGACGCCGATGGTCTGGAGTTGTCTCAGGCGGTCTGGATGGAGCCCATGAACGGCGACGACATCATGGCTCGCTGGGGCGTCCCTGACTACATCGGTCAGGTGGACATCGAGGTCGTGCAGATGATTGACGAGCAGCACTTCTACACGCTCCTCAACCACGAGCAGTGGGCGCACCCTCCGGTCGAGAACCCCATCGGAGTCGTGCCCATCGTGTGCGTCGGTGCGCTGGGCCTTCCGGGCATGATTTTCGGCTCCACAGACATCAAGGACGCCATCCCGGTCGCCAAGCAAATCAACTACCACATGAGCCTCATCGACGAGATGGCTCAGGCCATGGTTCATCCCACCATCATCATCAAGGACCCGCTCAACGTGCCTCCGGACCTCGCAATCGGTCAGGGTGGCGTGGCGACCATGGGGCCGAACGGTGACGCTCGGGTACTCGGTCCACTCGACCTGCCGAACTCCTTCTGGGAGCTGTCTACCACGCTCCAGAACTGGTTCGACCTCATCTCCGACAACCCCGCCGTGCTGCGCTCCGAGGGCGGCGGTTCCATCATCACCGGCAAGGGGTTCAATGCCCAGCTCGGTCCCATCGCCGCGCGGATGCAGACCCGACTCGACATCATCATGGGAGCCTACAAGCAGGTCATCAAGTACATGCTCATGCTCTGGGCCAACTTCCCCGGCGACGAACCCAAGGCACTGAAAGGCTCCGGCACCGCCGGAAAGGTGACCTACTACATCGAGGCCATGCCGGAAGAGTTTCAGGTCAATGGTGAGATGTGGACTGAGATTGAGGTCTCGCTCAACGCTCAGAACTACATGGACACGCAGGGAAACGCGGTGGAGCTGATGCAGCTCTACCAGAACGAACTCCTTGATTGGGACTCTGTCGCCGACGGTCTCCCGCAAATCAACAACAAGAAGCGCGTGCGCGACGCTATCAATCGCGACCGCATCTGGAAGGCACAGGGAATCGCCACCGCCAATCAGGTCGCTCAGAGCGGCATGACGGCGAGCGCTCCAATCGGCGCGCAGGAGCAGACGAATCAAGGTCTGGAGCGCGGCTCGATGGGTGAGACTGGTCCACCTCCGGGTCCGCAGACCATGCAGCCTCAGGACCCCGGAACCGGCGTCGTTCCCACCGGAGGTCCTTCTCCCGCTGGCGCTCCCGACGGTGGTCCCGCTGGCCTTCCTCCGGGTGCGCCGGCAACCGGGCATCCGCCGACAGACCTCGTGAACACGCTGGAGCAGTTCTTCCGCAGCATCCCCAAACTCAAGGGCGCTGTCTGGTTCGGCGGCGACCCGGTCAGCAACCCACAGGCGTTCGCTTCCACCAACTGGAGCGTCACCGTCTGGGTCGAGGTTCCTCAGGACCAAGGCACCATCACGCAGGCCGTGCGGAAGTATCCGGAGCTGTACGGGCACCTCAAGTTCAACGTCGGAACGCCTCCGGCTGCGGAGAACGCCATTCAGGTCTCCGGAGACCCATCATCTGCTGGCGCGACTCCTCCCGACGCGAGTGGCGGGGAGGCTCCCTCTGGTCCTCCGGCTCCGGATGGAACACAGCCGCCTGACATCACCCCTGACACCGCAGCGGCTCTCGGTCTGGGTCAGTGATGGCGGGCCTCGGCACAAACCCCATATCGGTCAACCAAGCGCCGCAGTACGGTGACAAGTCGGCTATCGAGAACATGGAGCGTTCGATGTCCGCGACGCCCATGACCCAGCAGGCAGTGCCTCGGCGCGGAACCTCGCAGACTGCCCCCGCTGCGCCTCCACAGGGAGCGCCCCCGGCCGCCGCACCCGGTGTAGCGGCTCCTTCCGGAGTCCCGCAGGCGCATCTCGATATGTTCTCGGCTCAGGCCCTCGCTCTCAAGGCGGCTCAATCCCTCGGGGCCAAGGCGTCTGCTCCGGGTGCGGGTCCGTGGCTGCGCTACTACGCTGACGTGGCAGCGCAGCGCTACAACGCCCTCGCCGCGCACACAAAAGCCAACACACCCTTCTTCAAGGTGCAGCAGTAGTGGCACGCCTGCCGAACGGCGCGCCGGTCCCGAAGAAGAAGAAACCTCAGCCTCCGGCGAGTCGACCCTCAGCGGGACAGTTCGCCCCCAAGTCCGTCCATCCGGGGATGTCTGACCCGACCTCTCGGACTCCGCCGCCACTCAAGCAGTACGGGCAAATCGTCGTCAAGGCATCGAATGGGCAGTCGCTCACTATCAGCGACTTGCAGTACCTTCAGCGCCTCTCGTGGTCGACCAAGACTGACACCACGACGCACCCCCAGAACGCTGCCATTGACAAGGCGCGCACTTTCCTTGCCGGGTTCAAGGATGCTGCCGGACAACCCGACACCGTGGTCCTCAAGGAAGCAGACGGTACCAAGGTCCCCGTGGAGGGCATGGGCATCAACTACAAGGCGTTCCACGAGTCGGGCGTCACGCAGTCGACAAAGGCGATGCAGAAGGTACTTGACAGCTACGTACAGAACAAGGGTGCCTCGGTTCTTAGCGCCGGAGGTTCCATCGCCGCAGGGGTGGCAACCCAGCCCTCAGGTACCACGACAGCCACAGGCGCGGACACCAACGGTACCGCCATGACCTACTCCGGACTCCCCACCTCAGGTGACCCGACTCCCTCAAGCGTTGCCAGTAGCACTGCCGGTGTGGCCCTCGGTCCTCCGGTTGAGACTCATGGTGCAGGGGTCCCGAACACGACCCCCATGCCAGCCACGCAGGACGACGAGCTGGTCAAACACGTCGCCCTCGCCCACCTGAACACCAACGGCTCCCTTCCGGGTCCGCAGCAGATGAACGACCTGCTCACCGCCGGTCTCACAATGCAAGACCTCGACCCGGAAGCGAAGAACAGCACGGCCCCTCCCGGTCAGGACGCTTGGGAGAAGTTCTTCAAGATGACGGCGGACGCCAAAGCTGGTTCACCCCCGCCGAGGGATGCTCCGATTGCGGTCTCTGGGAACGTCGCCAATCAGATGCAGCAGACGAATACGATGCCCAACGCCTTGGCGACGGCGCACGTACATCCGCAGGCGTCACCCTCGACCCCTCCGCCAGCACTCTCTCAGGGAATGCACACGAACTCGCCGTGGGTGAAGAGCCTCAACGAACTCCTCTCCGCAACCGGGGACTCGCTGACCGAAACGCAGAGGTGGATGCAGGCACGCGGCTACCAGACCATGCCGGGAGACCCGTCCGGGTACGTTCAGGCAGCCAACAACCTCTCCTTCGACGCCAACCTCGCTCCCGCCGTCTGGAACAGCGATAAGGACGCAGCAGCAGCCCTCCTTCATACCGCCGACCTGACGCAAGGACAGTTCACCAACGTCGGCATCAACGTCCTCGCGAACGAATACGGTGGCCGCAACAGCGACGCCTTCAAGAACTTCGTCTACGACGCCGCCCTCCGCTCACGCCCCGACGACGTGGGGAAAGCGGCCTTCCCGCTGTGGTACGCAGCGAAGTATCCCGCCGGTCTCACGGCACAGATGAAGGCGACGGCAGACGCAGAGGGGGCGAAGCAGGCGACCTCAAGAATCGGTGGCTACCTGCATGACGTGGCCCACGTCTGGAACTCTTGCGGACCTCTGGCTCAGCAGATTGGCACCTTCTTCGCCGATGAGGCGCATGTTGCTGGGGACGTGGGGCACGCCATCGTCGGGGCCAACAGCTTCCTAGAGAACGATAAGTGGACCGGCTGGTTCGTCGGCAACACCGAGCACTTCCTCAATGACAGGCAGACGACACTTGGCAAGGTGATGCAGGTTCCCTACACCGAACTGTGTCACGCGGCCTCCTTCGCCGTGGCGGGGGCGGCGATTGATAGCGCTCACCAGCAGGCCGCAATTCTCGCCCAGAACAGTCCCACCCTGAGCGCCATCACGGGGACGACTCCCGCCTCCTATCGAAAGGCAGTGCAGGGCGTCGACAACATCGACCCCAAGCTCTACAGGATGACCCCAGACGCACTCCACGCCTACGGTCAGGCGACCTCGATGATTGACGACTCGCTGGAGCAGTGGAAGACGACCTCCACGCAACAGCCGGTCTACACCCTTCTCCGGGGGATGAACGTGAACCCCGCCGACCATGCGCTCCTCGCGTGGTCTGCCAACTTCGCCGCCACCAACGGTCTCGCCATCTTGGCGGGGAATGCAGCCGGAGCCGCCGTTGGCGTTCTCGGCACGACCGACACCGCCCTGACCATACTTGAGAAGGCGAACATCGCCAGTCATACGGAAATCATGGCGAGCGCAACTTCTGCTGCGCGCCTACGCGAGGCGTACAACGTCGACGAGGAGACTGCCGTCCTGCTCGCGGGTACCAACGACCCAGAGGCCGTGAGGGCGCTGCTCGTGGACGCCAACGGAGAGAAGACGGCGCTGGGGCGCAAGTTCGGACCCGACATGAACTTCTCCTCGCGCAACATCGCCAAGAACCTGCAAATGAAGATGCTCGACCATCCGGGCATCAACTCGCTCGTCAAGAAAATCCTCGTCCCCATGGAGAACAACTCCGTGCATATCGCCGACAACCCCGACCAGTGGGCGCTGGAGGGATTGCGCGTCGCCAAGGTGCCCGAGGCTGAGTGCTACGCCTTCGCTGACCGCGTGCTGGCGGCTAAGACATCGGCTGAGAGCCTCTCCGACCAAGCCGTCATGGACGTGCTCAAGGACCCGGAGACCGGATACGACGCCACCATCAGGAAATCACTCCAGTCGCAACCGGCGAAGGCACGCTTCCTGAAGGACAATCCGGACGCTACGGCGTGGGATGAGTTCCAGTCGTTCCAAGGACGCTTCCGCAAGGCGTACAAATTGCCCACCGACCCCACTGTGGGGCGAGTCGCTTACGGCGCTGGTACCGATGCTCCAGAGACATCGCTACGTCTTGGGGGGGCGGGCTTCAACCGCACCCGGAAGGCAATCCGCGCGCAGGAGGCCGAGCTTCCACTCGTCACGGAGCACCTCGGGCGCATCGACGAGGCGCTTGCCAAGGGCACCATCAACGGTCGCCTCTCTCCGGCGCTGGAGACAAACCTCAGGGCCTTGAAGGACAAGCTCCTCGAACGCTCTGACGCCTTGCAGGCGGAGGACGCCGCACGCGCTGCCCGCATCCGCGAGGAGGGTATGACTGAGGTCGGCGTTCCTACTGCACACTCCGAGGGCCAGTTCAGGAACATCTTCGACCCCGCAGCAACCCACAGGGAGCTGGCTATCTTCCGGGGTGGAAAGTCGATGCAGGAGTGGTCAATCATCCAGCGGACCCTGCACCTCGACGACATCAACAACGCCTTCAAGCGGATGTGGCTGAGCCGCATCGGGACCCTTGGCACCATCATGGTCTCCGACTCGGGAATCAGAAACCTCGCCGAAGGCGTGAACCCCTTCTCGATAGTCAAGGATTCGATGTACGACGACCCCGCCTACCAAGCCCAAGTGGAGTCGGAGCTTCACTATCTGCGGATGCACCCTCAGGACGAGGCTGACATCGGGGGCACGATATTGCAGAAGAAGCCCGGTCAGTGGAGCTTCGTCGGCCCCAACGGACCACCGGAGCAGTTCAACGCCGGAGCGCGAGCCACGCTGGCGACACTCAAATCCGAGAAGTCGATACTTACCTCCGACTGGACAGAAGCCTACGACGCCGCCCTCGCCGACGAGGAGAACAAGGCGCTTGCCGCGCGCATGGCTCATCCAGAGGGAACTCCGACGGAGGCTGAGGGCTTGACCTCCGGGGAGATGAAGGCCAGCGCTCAGACCGCAGCGGATAAGGTCGTCCACGACAACCTCCGCAACGACCCGCGCTACTACGGAAACGAGAACAACCCCGGACTGCTGCCGCACCGCGACCCCATGCTGGAGCACCTCGGAACCTCGGAGTCAAGCAGAGCCCTAGCCGAGATTGAGCTTCAGTCCTTCGAGAACCAAGAACTAACCCGCCTGCATAACTGGCAGGGTCAGCCAGATACCGCTGCGGCGCTCCGCAACGGAAAGCTCAGCGACTCCGCCCTCGCCAACTCCAACGTGCGCGATGCTGTCGGCAACGTGCAGTACGCGATGAACCCGGAGGCCAGCGGGGGGAGCAAGTGGAACCTCCTCCGGCGGGCGTCTGACTGGCAACTGGGACTGCTCTCCGGAATGAGCCAGGAGCTCAACGAGGACACCTTCACTCACTTCTTTGGGGAGCGCTACAACTATCTACTGGACAGTGGGCTCACCCCCGAGGAGATTGAGGAGTGCGCCGGTCGCCACGCCGCCTCGAAGGTGAAGGAACTCTCCTACGTGGGCGGCAAGACGCTGCTGGAGGAGAACCTCCGCAACCTCAGCTTCTTCATCCCCGCCTACCGCCAGTTCTATAGGTTCTGGGGAGAGCGGATGCTCACGCACCCCTTCACTACGGGGGCAATCATGAACGACTTCAGCCAGCTTCCGACCGTGCGTATCCCTAACAAGGTGCCCATCGTGGGGGGCATCTCGCAGAACTTCGGTACGATGAACTTCTTCGGTGGACTTCAGACTAGTGACTCCGGTCGCTCAGTCCTGCCGCCGGTATCGGGGGTGCTCGGCGGAATCGTGGAGATGGCTTCAGCGGTCGGCGTCCCCGAGGCGCAGCATTTCTTCAAGCTCATGAACGGAGGACACACTCCCGGTGCGCCTCTCCTGCGCTGGGCGGACTCGCTGCTCTATGGAATCACCGGACTGACACGCCACGGAGGGGACCTTACTCCCTACGGTGCCGCCGCCGGGCTGCACATCGACTCCCAGTTCCCCGGCACGTCATCCATCTACAGAACGCGAGCGCGGGCCATCAACTACAACCTCGTGGCGCAGGGCATGGCCGGTGGTGGGGCGGCAATCAACGTCGCCACGGCCACCAGAAGCGAGCAGGCCAACGAGGTGGGCAAGGGCATCATCAACTACCTCACCCCCGGCAGCACGGCGACGACGCTTCCCATCATCACGGTCAAGATGGGGAAGCGCAACGTCAAGGTCGACATGAATCAGCTCCAGACGGCGATGTACCTAGACCTTCAGGCCACGACCCCGGCAGAGCACGCCGCCGTGGTCAAGCGCTACCCCATCTACACGGACGTTGCTGCCTACTACCAGCTCAAGCCTCACGATGGCTTGGGTCTCGGCGAAGTGGAGCTTGCCTACCTCTCGCAGCATCGCTGGATTATCGGCCTCACGAGTCAGCGGGCGGTGAGCACAAAGGGGCACGTCGGTATTCAGGCCGCCACCCCGGAGGAGCGCGCCATCTTCAAGCAGGAGCTTGCCCCGGCAGCCGTGGCGGTCGCGATGAAGCAGCGCTTCGATGAGGTCGATAGGTACGACCTTGCGCAGAAGTACAACGCGGCTATGGCGCAGTGGGCCACGGACTATCAGCTCGCGCACCCCATGGACAAGACGACCCACCCACTCGAATACAAGCACCTCTACGGACCCACCAGCCTGACCTACCAGCAGTCTCAAATGGCAGCGCAGGCAAAGTTCTACCATGACAACAACCAGAAGAAGCCCGACGGCTCTCCGGGGGAGATGGACCGTCTTCTGAGGTATCAAATCTCGGGAGCCACCGGGACCACTCCTGTCGGCCTCACCCCGAACAAGGCTGGCGGCAAGGAACTCAACTCCTACAAGTACCCGATGCTCCTCGTGGCCGACCCCTACGGGGCCAAAATCCCCACGACGCAGCTCAAGATGATGATGTCGCTCGACGCCTCCGGAGAATCCGGTAGTCACGCCCTCCTGCTTCAGTCGCCCTACTACGCCGAGTACCTCAAGCAGTCCGCCGTCGTGCGCGCCACCGATACCACCATGATGCTGCGCGCCGTTCTCTCGCCGGTCAAGAGTGCGCTCACCGCCGACCAGTGGCAGATGTTCGGCCTCAACATGACGGTGCAGGATGAGGCTGCGATGCAGCCCTTCTTCTCCGACCTAGACAAGCTCGACAGAAACCTTGCCGCGATGAGGGCAAAGGCTTCCGCCAACCCCGGTGCGACCATCACGGGGACCGAGAGTGGTGGCTCCTCAGCCCTGCTGGCGCGGGTGGAAGCGGCGACCAAGAACGTGCCCTACTCGTGGGGCGGCGGCTCAACCACTGGCCCCACGCTGGGCATCGCGCAGGGCGCGAACACCGTGGGCTTCGATTGCTCGGGACTCGTGCGCTATGTATACGCGCAGTTCGGCATCACCCTGCCGCGCGGTTCGGCGGCGCAGTCTCAGTCGGGCAGACCCGTGAGCCGGAAGGGACTCCAGTCGGGCGACCTCGTCTTCTTCAACACGGGCGGGGGGCCGCAGCCGGGCCACGTCGGTATCTACGCGGGTGGTGGGAAGATGTGGTCTGCACAGCACACCGGGACGGTGGTGGGCCTGAACCCCGTCGACTGGGGGAGCTTCTCCTCCGCGCGACGCGTGCTGCCGAACTCGATGGTTCCGACGAGCACGGTCACCGGCACCTACTCCGCCTACCTCGCGCAGCGCACCGCTTACATCATCAAGGCCAAGGGCATCAAGGGTCCGGTGCAAAAGTACCTCGCCTCCACGGCGACGGACCTGCTGGGGATGGGTTCCAACGCGCTCACCAAGCCGCACTTCTCCGCCGCCACGACGGGCACATACTCGGAGTGGAACGCGATGACCAGCCACATCGTAAACGACAGCGTGAGCGCGGCTCAGATGCTCGTGCTCAAGAACGCTTCCTCACCCGACCTTCAGCGCAACTGGCCCGCAGCCGCTTCCGCTTGGGGATGGCTGCGCGCTCAGAACATCGCCAACCAAGGCAAGGCCGCTCTCGTCAAGGGCGGGTACACCGTCGGCTCCACGCAGGGGAAGCAGATAGTGCTGTGGGCCAACACGAACATGAAGCCGTACCTGAATCCAAAGGACCCCAGTTATGGGATGTTCGGACGACAGTGGGCAGAGGCAGAGAAACTGACCGGCGGCAACGTCTTCCGCTATCTGTGCGACCCGACTAGGTAGAGGAGGAAACCAGCATGGGATACACAACGATTCCAACGCTTCAGGCCGCCAAGGGCAAGAAGAACATCACACGCGCCAACTACGCCCTGCTCGTGCTCAAGGGCCTCGGACTCAAGACGACGCCCAACAACATCGCCGCCATGGTCTCGTGGATGCAGGCCGAGCACGGAGCGGGTGACGCGAGCGCGCAGGCTGCCTTCAACCCCCTGAACACGACCATGGCGGCCAGCGGAGCGACGAACTTCAACCACATCGGCGTGAAGAACTACAAGACCCTACAGCAGGGCATCGCCGCCACCATCGCGACCCTGAGGCAGAGCGACTACACGCACATCCGCGCTGCGCTTACCAGCGGGATGCCGCCAGCGAACTTCGGCGCTGTGGTAGCAGCCTCACCGTGGGGCACTGGGAACTTTCAGGTGCAGAGCGGCAACGGCAGCGTTCATGTCTACGGGGCAGGTCAGTCGGGCGGTTCGGTGGACCCCAACGCAGGGGACACCAGCTCGAACACTGGCATCAAGAGCAACATGAGCATCATCGACGTGAAGGCCCGCATCAAGTCGTGGTGGAAGGGCAACACTAAGGACGGCTCGGGCGACTGTCCCCAAAAGCTGATGCAGGCGTTCGTCGACAGCCGGGGCACGATGAGCGACGCGGACAAGTCGAAGTGGCTGCGCAACAACAACTTCAAGGCGTACATGCTCACCACCGACGCCCGCAACCGCGCCTTCCTCCTCAACAACTTCCTTGCCGCCAACTTCAAGGACGGCTGGAAGGGCGACAAAGACATGGCGAAGGCCATTGACGACTACATGAGGAAGGGCGACCCAACTGCGGTTGCCGACAGTATCGACAACTTCCTCGGAAAGTACCTGAGGCCGCAGGCCGCCATCTTTCAGGCGAACTTCCCCGGCTGGACCGCGTTCGTACATGGATACAAGGGCGCAAAGCCTGCGACCGTAGCGCTGTGGATAACCGCCTATAAGGCTGCGGTCGCAGCGGCCACCGAGACGTGGAACTCGAACATGCACGGCGTCAAGGTAGACCAGAACTTCATCACCTCGGCACTCACCAATGGATGGACCGGCTCCGAGCTGCTCTACAACCTCTCACAGACCGACCAGTGGCAGCAGGGACCCGGAGCCGGTCGTGGGCTTGAGTTCGACAAGATGTGGCATGACTGCTACGGCGTTGGAGCGACTCCTGATTCCGCGCTTCGCAAGCAGTACGCCTCCGACAACACAACGAACATCGACGACTTCTTCGCTCTGCACGTCGCCACCCGACCCGACTTCCAGACGGCGCAGCCGGGTTACAGCGATTGGGTGAGCGAGCAGAGCACCACGGGCGCTACCGATGTCGATACCACCATGAGCAAGTACCTCGCCGCCATCTCTGGGTGGCAGGAGGAGTACAAAGGATTCCTTGGGGACCCGAAAGCCGTGCTCTCTCCCACCCTTCTCGCTTGGGCTCTGAAGCAGCCCTACGGCACCAGCAACACCATCTTCGACAACTACATCAAGGCCAACGACCCTACCTACACCGGCTCCACTACCGGCAAGACGCAGGCCGCCAGCTTCACTGAATACTGGCACTCCCTCTTCGGTCAGGACTCCACTCCCGACGCGAGCATTCAGGCAGCCTACTTGGCGGGCAACTACTCCGGCCCCAAGGACATGTTCAACCAGATTCGGCAGACGGGTGCCTTCCAGTCGCAGTACGGCAACTGGGACGCCTTCGCAGCCGGTCAACTCGCCAGCGGTGGCGGTGGCACCCCGGACCCCGCCAGCTACATGCAGTACCAGCAGGCATTCAATCAAGCCTTCGCCGATAACGGCACACCCCACCCCCGAACGCTGCCGATGAGTTCTTCCGCAGCGGCCAGAACACTACCGACTTCACTCACCACGTCGAGACCTATGCGAATGACCGCCAGAGCTACGACTGGCAGAACGGTCAAGCTCCAGACGAGACCACGGCCATCGGTCTCGGCGACCCGACTCAGGGAGGCATCCTCCGGCAGAAGCTCGCGAACGCCCTCAACGCTCAAACGAAGTACGTTGCCAGTTCCTACAACACCTTCGCTCAGGGGGCCACCCCGAGCGGACAAATCACCGAGAACATCTAGGAGAGCACCATGGCTGAAGAAGAGACAGTGGTCGAAGAGCAGGAGCAGGACATCTGGGCGATGCTTGGCATCGAGAACCCCGATGAGGCCACCCCCCCGTATGAGGCTGAAGAGGAAGAGGCCGAGGCTGAGGCCGAGAAGGAGGACAAGCTCGCGAAGAAGCTCACCGCGCGCATGGACTCGATGCAGAAGAAGTTCGACACCACCACGCTTCAGAACGCCAAGGACAAGTTCCTCGCGAACGCAGGCCCGCTGGAGAAGGACCTCTTCAAGACCGTGTCCGCCGACATCAAGGACATGACCACGCTGGCCCGCATGGCCGAGATGGTGCGCGAGAAGGCCAAGGGCATGCAGAGCACCATCGACGGCTTCGAGGTAGAGGCCAAACTGGAAGCGGCTGCCAAGGCGCGCACGGCTTGGGGCATCACCGGCACCCCCGTGGGCGGTCACCTCGACCCCACCGACGAGGAGAAGGAGCTGCTCGACGCCAACTCGAAGGGCGACTACCGCGCCAGCGCCAAGCTCCTGTTCGGCGATGACAAAATGCTGGGCGGTCTGTTCAGCTAGTCTCCAAAAGGTGTGGTATACTGTACGTATAGGTATACAACGACGAGGAATCGCTACCTAATGCTACGCGAGCTTAGGTCAGTGTTCCGTCAGTAGAATCGCCTCCGGCGTTCAGGCTGAGTCGGCTCGCAAGCAAGCTCAGCACGCACTCAACTTGAACGAGGAGGCCCCATTATGGCTTGGCCCACTGTCATCCCGACCGCAACTTGGAACCGCACTATCGGTACCGAGGGTCGCTCCATCGACCAGATTCTCCATCCCATGCTCTGCGCGAAGTCGCAGATGGTGGATTCCATCGCCCTAGGCTCGCAGGTTGACGAGCCTAAGGTCGAGTGGATTTCGAGCAACACCAACTCCCGCATCATCACCGCCATTTCCGCGACGATGGCGGGCTCCAACTCGTCGACGGGTATCGTCCTCACCTCCGGTCAGGGCCTGACCATCAAGGTCGGTGCCCTGCTCCGCAACGCTTCTAGGGCCACCCCCATCGGCACCTACAAGGTTGACGAGATTATGCAGGTCACCGCCATCTCGACCGACACGCTGACCGTCACCCGCGACTACGGCCGCAACGGTGCTGTCGCCGGTCAGGGCTCGACGGTGCATGGCGCGACCGACACCTTCGAGGTCATCTTCACTGCGGTGGAGGAAGGCTCGTCCCCGAGCGTCAACAAGTACGTCGCTACTTCCATCACCTACAACGAGACCTCAATCCTCGACTTCTATCTGACGGCGACCGGCACCGAGATGGCCCGGCGTCCGATGATTGCGGCCGACAACATGCAGGCTCAGTACGAGAACCGCATGATTGAGCTGAAGAACGACCTCTGCCAGTTCATGCTCTACGGCGCGATGAACTATGGCGCTGGCGGCACCACGGACATGCAGGGCAGCAACTCCTACGTCCGCACGACCAAGGGCATCCTTCAGGCCCTCGCGCAGAGCGGCGGCAACGTGGACTACACCTCCACGGCGGTCACCGAGTACGGCCTCAACACCCTGTTCGCCAACATCCTCACCAACGGTGGCGACAGGACCGACCCGTACAAGATTTTCGTCCACCCCTCGAACGCCCGCGTCATCGCTGGCTTCGGTGCAGACAAGGTCCGCGTCGAGCGCGTTGACGCTACGTGGGGCCGCTACGTGACCAACTTCCTGAGCGACCTCGGCTTCACCGCTGAGATTGTTCCGGACCCGCTGGTCAGCAAGAGCAACCTGTTCGTGCTCAACATGAGCAAGGTCTTCCTCGTCCCGTTCCGTCCTTGGACGAAGCTGGAGTGGGGCATCGACACCGGCACTCCGGACGGCTCGGATGCCTACAAGATGCGGATTCTGGGCGAGTACACGATGAAGGTCGTCGACCCGCTCAAGGCCCACGGCTGCATGACCCTGCTGACTTGGCAGTAAGTCACTGACTGAATGAATCGGGAGGGGGCTTCGGCCCCCTCCCTCAACTCATCTTCAGGAGGTGAGGCTACATGGCTGCAAACTCGAACACCAAGAACACCGATGTGAAGATTGGCGCTGCGTGTGCTGGTATCCAGAGCATGCCCGGTGCCCACATCGTCGACTACACCTTCGTGCCTTCTACCTCGTACACGACCGGCGGCGAGCTGCTCACGATGACCGAGTTCCCGAACAAGGTGCTCTACGTCATCGTCCCGGCCTTCGATGACACGCTCACATACGTCCCGATTTACATGGCTTCCACCAAGGCCATGAAGCTGCTCGTCGGCTCGACGCGCGCGGAGGTCGGCTCGACCGTTGATGCCCACCTCGGCACCTTCCACTATCAGGTCGTTGGTTACTGAGCCGACCCCGTGACCCTTGCCGGGGGGTGCGTCGGTGCCCCCCGGCAATCACTACAACCGCTCCCTGCCGTGGCTGAGAAGTTCCGGCGTTCGGGTGCTAAGGAGGTGCCGTGTCTCAGCCTCATTGGAATAGCAACGAGTTCCACGTCCCCATCTCGCAGGATACGCTCTTCACGAACCAGTCAGCAGTTGCCGCGCCGGGCAGCCCGCTGGCTATTTCTGTCAGCGACATCAACATCGCCGCTGGCGCTACTGCGGCAACATGGAAGCTGCTCAACGGCTCCGGCGGCACCGTCGTCTGGTCGGTTGCGCTTGCCATCGGTCAGTCGTGGAACGTCCACCTGCAAGTCCCCATCAAGCTCACCAGCAACACCGCTCTCTGCATCACGTCCTCGATTGCCAGCGTTGGCGCGTTCATCGACGTAGGCGGGTTCATAGGCCGTGGCTGATGACCTCTGTCAATACTGTGGGCGCATCACCTTCGGAGACATCTGCGTAGCACATGGCTTCGTTGGCCCAACCCCCGTCAAATCGGGCGGCGGTGGGGTCGTCCCCGCAGGCGGCATCATCATGTGGAGCGGAGCGCTCTCGGCGCTGCCCGTCGGTTGGCAGCTCTGCGACGGCACTGGCACCACTCCTGACCTGCGTGAGCGCTTCGTCATCGGGGCTGGGGCCACCGCCCCCGGAAACTACGGGGGCACCAACGCGGGCCACACTCACGGGTTCTCGGGCGGGGTGTCAGGCTCGGCTGATGGAGTCACCTGCAACCCCGCTGGGGTGAATGAACACACCCTCAGCGGCCTGACGGGACTGGGCGGGAACCACAACCACGCAACATCGGGCACTTCTGGTACCCCGAGCGCAACCAACAACCTGACGACCGGTAGTGGCAATGTCTACGCCACAGGTGGTCACACGCACTCGATTGCGGGAACCACCGACTACCCCGGTTCCCACCAACACGACCCTTCCGGTATCAGTGTGTCTTCCCACGGAACTCACTCTCACACGCTCAACTCAGGAACCATCTCCGGCACCGCTGCCGGTACCACAGCAGGAGCAAGTAACTTCCCCGTCGCCTACTACTATCTCGCCTTCATCATGAGGCTCTAGGAGGAACCATGGCAGGTCCGCTGTCCAGCGCCTTGCAGAACGAGATTCTTGCGAGGTACTTCAAGAACACCACTGTCATCTCTCCGGCGGCAACGGTCTACGTGGCGCTCGCTTCGGCGCAGCCCACAGATGCAGCCTTCACGGAGATTTCCGGCAACGCCTATGCGCGTCAGGCGTGCGCCTTCGGCTCGGTCACGTCGGGCACCCCGTCCTACGTGCAGAACTCCAGCATCATCGCCTTCCCGGCGGTCACCACCGCTGCGTGGTCCGCTGTCGTCGGCTGGGGCATCTACGACGCCGTCACGGCGGGCAACCTGCTCTCCTACGGCAACCTCATGACGAGCCTCACGGCGACCGCCAACACGCTCGCCAACCCGACCGTCGTCACGACTCCCACGCACGGCATGACCACGGGTGCCTACTGCATCGTCAGCGGCTCGAACTCCACCCCGAGCATCAACGGCATCTGGCCCATCGACTACGTGAGCGCTACGACGTTCTCGCTGCCGGTGAACTGCACCGTCGCTGGCACTGCTGGCACCGTACTTGTGCCCACCGGCTCAGTGACCTGCAACGTCGGTGACATCTTCCAGTTCGCGGCCAGCGCCATCACCGTCAACCTCGACTAAAACGGCCCCAGCGTGAGCACCTTCGGACAGACGGGTATCGGTGCTTCCTACGATGACGGCGATGGCGATTGCATCATCTCGGGACGGTTCACGCTCACTGAGACGGGTACCGTCTCCGGAGTCTCGGGGTATCTTGACAATCAAAGCGCAGGGCACGCAGCCTGCTATTGCAGGGGGGTCATCTACAGCACCACGGGAAGCTACCCCACCACCCTGCAAGCCGTCAGCGCACCTGTCGCGCTCTCAGACAACCAAGCTCCCGGCTGGGTCTACTTCGGATTCTCCAGTCCTCCCAGTCTTCCCGCCGCAGACTACTGGCTGGGCATTCACCTCGACAGTAATGCCAATGGAGTCAAGATATACAGGGACACCAGTGGCGGCTACTTCGCCTCCACGGGCGCGACGTATAGTTCTGGCACTCCCACGACGTATCCAACAGGCGGGCAGAACACTGCCAACCCGTCGTTCTACGCGACCTATACCGCTGGCGGAGGAACTACCCGGAACGGCATCGCCAGCAGCATCGGGTACACCTCGCCCAGCGGCAGGGCGACAGCCAAGAGGGCGGGAATCGGCAGCACTGCTGGGAATACGGCCTCCCTCGGCAGCGCTGGGGCGAGGCGCTCCGGCAGGGGTGGCAGCCTCCCGCAAGCGCTGTCTCTCGCCATGGCGAACCGGGGCAGACGCGCTCTAGGGGCGACCTTCCCGGTAACGGCGTCGCAAGCCAAGGCTGGTGGCCTCCGCTCCGCCAAGGGGGCGAGCATCCCCGGTACTTCCTCCCCCGCGCGGGCGGGAGCGGTGCGCTCTGCCAAGGGCTCGACCGCTGGCCTCATGGTGTCCCTCGGGAGCGGCTACAAGGCGGGGGTCCGCAACGCCATCGGCTCCACGCTCGGACTCTCGTCCTCCTCCGCAAAGGGCTACGCCACGCGCCACGGACTCGCCGCAACCATCGCCCTCACCCTCTCCCTGAGCCGTGCTAACCGTCTACGTCAGGGTAAGGGTTCGGCGATGGGCTCCACGAGTGCTGCGGGCAAGGCGAACCGAGTGCGCTCGGGAACGGGAGCCAGCGCTGGCAGGGTCGTCAGCTCCGGCCTCCTCGCCGTAGGCGTTACCCGGCACGCCTATGGCACCAGCATGGGGGGCACGGCGTCCTATGCCATGGGCACCGACTCGCGCATCATCCGCCGCCCCGTGAGGCTCGCGCCGCAGGGCCTCGACATCCCCTCCGGGCAACAGGTTCCCCTGCATACTCAGTGTATAATAGAACTAGGCGGTGCATTGACGCACCTGCCCAACCAAGGGGGTGCAAAGCCATGTCAGTGACCAGATTGAACTTGGTCTCGCTCGTCAACGCCGAGCTGGAGAACTACTCCACCAACGGCTTCGCGTCCACCGCCGGTGACGGCACCTCGACACAGTTCCGCATCGCCCCAAACGGCTACCACGTCATCGAGGGCAGCGTCGTCGTGACTCTGGACGATGTCAGCACAGCAGCCTTCACCGTCGACAGCTATCAGGGCGTCCTCACGCTGAACGTCGCGCCTGCTCTCGGGGTGGTCGTGAATATCTCTTTCCAGTACGCCTACTGGTCCAACACGCTCGTGCTACAGGCCATCAACGCCGGGCTCAACAACCTCTTCCCTTCCTTCTACTCGCACACCGTGGACTCGACCAGCGTCGTCGGTGATGGCAGCACGACAGAGTTCCCGCTGGCTGCCGGAGCAGAGTTCATCGTTGCGGTCGACAACAAGGGCGACAGCGACACCAAGTACACGCGACAGGCGCGCAGCAAGTACGACTGGTATTGGAGTGGTCCGGTGCTGACGCTGCGCTTCTACGCGGCTCCCTCCTCGGGAGGGGGTATGCGTGTTCGCTGCATAAACCGTCCCGCTCCGCTACTCGCCGACGGTGATGACCTGCTCACCAAGTCAGGCATCCCCGAGCGGGCTCAAGACTGCATCATCTCCTACGCCTGCTACTACCTGCTGACGCAGAAGATTGCTCCCCGCGTGCGCTCCGACATCGCCGTCAACACCATCGGCGTCGGCACCCTCTCGCCGCGCCAGATAAACGATGCGATTCAGGCGTGGATGAGCCGCTTCCAGTTCCAGCTTGCGGCCACCAAGATGCCGCCGTGGATGAGCCGATGACGCTCCCCGACCTGACTATCACGAGCACCTCCGGGGAGTCGCATTCCTACTTCGCGCTTCAGACCCCGCAGACCGCCACGCAGCACACCAAGAGCGTCCCCGACTTCCGCTACTCGGAGCGCCTCGACACGTCACCGGCTCAGGCCGGGGGGCAGTACGACATGCGCGACGCAACCTCGGACAAGGCATTGGCCCAACTCGACTGGACCGGCGGGTCGCTGCAAAGCACGCTGGACTCGCCCAACTCGACCGCCAACCGCTTCCTCTCCTCGGTGAGCATGAACACCCGCAAGGCGGGGGAGCTGACCCTCTCGTCCCCGGTCGCCCATGTGCCCTCCACGGGGGTCACGGGGCCGGTGTTCGCCGCTCTGGAGAAGCTCTGGCTGGGCTATACGGCAGGTGGCGTCAAGAGCACGCCAGACAACGGGGCTACATGGAGCACCTATGCGCTCACCGGCAGTCCGAATGGCGTCATCGGAGACTTCGCATCCGAGGGAGCTAACGTCTACGTCTGCATCCCCGGAGGCACGGTGCCGGGCGTCTGGAGAATCACGGCTGCGGGCGTGGTCACCAAGTGGAGCAGTGCCGTGGGCATCTGCTCAATCGCCTACAACGGCGGCTACCTTTACGGCTCGACCAACTCGGGCGCGGGAATCTTCGACAACGCCGGAGCCTACACGCAGGTCACCCCTGCATTCATGACTGGCGTCACGACCACCAACGTTGACCTTCAGACCGCCGGGAACGGCGTCTACTGGGTGATGACGCAGGGCGGCAAGAGCTACGCCTACCAGCTCACCAAGGACGTAGGACAGAACGCCTACGCCACGCAGTTCGCCGAGTACCCGAACAGCTTTGTCGCCACCTGTTCCGTGGGCTACCTTTCGATGGTCTACGTGGGCGGCTACTTCGAGAGCTCCACGGCGGGCGTCGGTCAGGGCTGCGTCTACGTGAACGCCACCAACACGCCGTCCAGCGCGCCCCTGTTCCAGCTCGGCTGCAAGCCTGAGGAGACTTCCGACCCCAGCAGCGTGCAGAACGACAACCGCATCTTCGCGCTGGCAGCGGGGGTCAAGGACCTCTACGTCTGCTGCAACCGCGCCGTCTATCGCTGGGACCTCGATGGGGCAGGGCTGAGCCACTGCTTCGACCTCGATGGCTCGATGCTCGGCAACACGCAGGTCAACTGGAACGCGGGCTCGCTCATCTCGTGGGACTGCTCCTCGCTGACCAGCGGGCCGCACCCCAAGTTTCACCCCAACGCATGGACCGTGACCCCCGATACCGAGGCGTCGTGGACCTTCACGGAGCACACTGGCGCGAACTGGTACGCGCAGCTCACGGGTGCCGCTCAGGTGTGGACGGCAACCACCCCGACCACGGGCGGCGTCGACCCACAGCTCAGTAACGCTTCGGGCTCCACGCTGGAGCTGAAGATGCCCACCGATTTGCTCGGCACCGGGAAGTGCGATGTCAGTCTGAGGGACGGGGCTCAGGAGGGCTACATCACCATCTGGGACGTTCCGCCATCCGACCTGTACTACTACGGTCCCTACATCGAGCTGCATCGCTACGTGCCTACCTACGCGATTCACACGGAGCGCAGATACGAGCAAACCTACCCCACCAACATTGGCCCCTACTGGGTGACCACGGCGGTTGCGGATGGACTTTATGCGTGGACCGACGACTCTGCGCCCTACGCGAATCAGCTAGTCTCCGGGATGAACCTGACGAGGGAGGTGGCGTCGGGGCGCTACGTCTGCGATAACTCCACCCATCTCCTGAACCCCGGCTGCGGGGGCACGGTGCGCCTGACCATGCAGGCGACGCAGGCCATCGTCAGCCTCAACGGCGACCCCGCCACGCAAATCTCCACCAACTCCCTGCACGCGACCAGCGCCACGAACCAGCTTCAGCTCTCCTTCGCTACGGGGTTCATCCTCGACAACCTCAGCCTCAACTCGACCAGCTCCACGGGGGCCGGGGAGGAGATTGAGGTCCTCAACCACGCGGGCATCGCCTACTCACGAGGCAGCGTCATGTGCCCCTACTCCTGCACCGCCGGACAGGGCTACGCGCACACGGTGGCGGGGTTCGCCGCCTACGGCGAGCTGGTCAGCAGTCCGACGATGTTCCACACCGGCTCGATGCCGAAGGACTTCCGGCACGTCATCATCAGCCACGACGCGCTCCCGATGGGTTCCTCTGTCACCTGTGATTGGTGGCTCGACGGCAACCCCGGAAGCGGGACCGCTGTACTGGCGAGTGACGGGACGCACACCCTCGTGGAGATGAACGTCACCGGAAGCAACATGCAGACGCGCCTCCGCATGACCTCGGACGCGACGCAGACCTTCTCACCTCGCGTCACCGCCATCACTACCTACTGGGACTTCGTGCGCGCCAAGGTGAACACCTACTGGCTTGACTGCGCCACGGGCGCCGGGGGCAACTCGTGGGGCGAGGACCCGGAGACAGCACTGCGCTTCGTCTGGGCCTGCGCTGACGAACAAGCCCTGTATGCGGACCGACTGCACACCTACGTGGGCTCGATACACGACCTTCAGTTCACCGAGGCGGCTGCCTCAGTCAGCGAAGGACTCAGCGGCATCGTGCAGATAGCCGTGAGGGAGGTGCCGGTATGACTCGTGAGGAGGCCCTCATCCTCGGCGTCGGAAGCGCGAAAGAGGCGGAGTCCCTGCGTGACGCCATGATGCAGCTCGTGGGTGCCTTTGACCAGCACGTCCGTGACGAGGGTGAGTGGCAGGCCCGCATGGAGGCGAAGCTGGACAGGGTCCCGAGCGTCATGGACTCGAAGATTGCCTCCTGCCGCGAGGACGTTGACGGGGAGTTCGAGAGCATCAAGACCCACGTCGACGAGGAGTCCATCGGACGCAAGATGCGAAGCCGCAGCCTTCGCAACACGAGCATCCTCATCGGCATCGCGGCAGCGGCAGTCGGCATCCTCGTGAGTGTCCTCGGTCTCTTCCAGCTTCACGTCTACCTCCATTAGCTAAAGCTCTTGCTCTTAGAGAACTCTTATTTACTCCGGTAATAGATAAGAGAAAGGTCTCTAAGGGCAAGAGCTTTTATGGAGCCTTCCCTCTAACCACATCCCTCTTGTTTACGTTTACCAACGTGATATACTGAACTTAGAGGGTCCTATTCACACTGACCTAAGGACGGTAACGTGGTAAACATCCTCCGGCTCAAGTACGCCATGCGCAAGTGGGCTCGTTCTCACAACCTCTCCCAGCACGACGACATGACGATGGTCCCGGTCTGGGGCAAGGCTGCCCAGCGCCTCTCCTACGCCATCTGCGGCCACACCGACAAGCTCGCCTGTCGTGACAAACTCTTCCCGCGCACCATCAGGCAGGACGTGGTGCTGCTCGCGCAGCATCAGGTCGGCACCAAGGAGATGCCCGCCGGGAGCAACGACGGTCCCCGCGTCCACATCTACGAATCCATCACCCGCATGTTCGGTCAGGCGTGGTGCGCCTCCTTCGTGACGTGGCTGTTCTACACCGTCTTCAAGCAGATGGGGAAGAAGTTCAAGGTGTTCCCCGGCGCTGCCTCGGTTCCCGTCTGGACCGAGAACATCCGCGCCGGTCGCTACGGCTGGCGGCGTGTCGAGCCCGCCTCAGCCCTGCCCGGTGACGTGGTCACCCTCTGGGGCTCCGAGCACATCGAGCTGGTCATCTCCGTGGACCATACCGCGCACCAGCTCCACTGCATCGGCGGCAACACCAGCGAGCACGGTGCTTCCTCGAATGGTGGACAGGTCTGCTGCACCGTCAGGAACTTCTACGAGGTCACCGTCGTAGGCAGGCTCGCCTGAGCCTCATGCACTGCCTGCATCACTGCGGCAACAGTTGGAAGTGCTGGCAGGTGGTCAACGCCTTGCAGAAGTACAAGGACGAGAACGGTGAGCCCTGTCCCTTCGAGGCAAAGTTCTTCGCCGAACACCAGATACCGGCCTGCATCATCGCTCGCGCGGACCGCCTGATACCCGGAAGGACGCAGAGTTCATGAAGTTCCTCAACTATGACATCGACTACACGCCCGGCGAGACCTTCACGCTCTGGCCCATCGGGGACCAGCACCGCATCAACGTCAACTCTGACCTGCGCCGCCAGCGCAAGGTGAGCCACACGCTCCAGAGCGACCCCAACGCCCTCGTCATCATGATGGGCGACCTGCATGACTGCATCGTCCCCTCGGACACAAGGCGCTGGGACTCCGCCGCCATCGACTACTCGCTCATCGACCCCGCCAAGGTAGACAAGATGGCCGACGAGGTCGTGCGCGACGGCGTGCAGTACGTGCGTGACTTCTGGCCCAAGGTGCTGGTCATGCATCGTGGCAATCACGAGGAGTACCTCGATGACAAGTGCAACACCACCATCGGCGGGAACATCTGCCGTGAACTGGGTGACGTGGACCGATACTCGGAGGGCATGTGTACGACAACTCTCCGCTTCAAGGACGGCAACAAACACGTCGCTGAGTTCGTGGTCAACAGCTCTCACGGTGGGCAGGTTCCGCAGAGTGACGGGGCGGGCGTCGCCGCCATGCAGAAGAAGCTCCAGCACTTCAAGGACGTGGACCTGCTCGTCCGGGGGCACTCCCACCGCACGTTTCTACAGCCCATCGCCAGCCTCTCGAGACGCAAGAGCGGGGAGGACCTCGTAGACAACGTCGCGTGGATTTGTCACAGCTCCTCGTACCTCCAGACCTACGCCGCTGGCCGTCAGTGCTACGGCGAGGAGAAGGACTACAGCCCCACGGTCCTGCTCAATCCCCGCCTTGTTCTCACCCCTGTCAGGAATCGAGTCTACGCGGAAGGACGCATTTGACCCACCTCTGTGAGTGTCGCCACTGTACCAACTTCGACCCCACCACCGCACCGCAAGGCAAGTGCAAGGCATACGGCAAGCAGACCCTCTCTTGGCTGGGCTGCACGGAACACTACTACGAGCGGACAGGAGCCTGATGCGCCTCATCATCACCGACGAGAACACCCCCGACTACGACGACGGGCAGCTCGATACGCGCAAGGTCAGCCCGGCGGACGTGGGCGATGCTCTCGCGGGCCTCATCGACGACCACATGGTCGAGGACTGCGTCCTCATCACGGCCAACGCCGAGGGTGAGATGCTCATGCTCACCACCGACATGACGAACACCGAGATGGTCGGCTTCCTCAACCTCGCCATCATGAACTACATCCACTCCTTCCAGCACGACGAGGACTAGATGGGCTCAACTCAAAACTACTGGGGACCCTTCACCTACAACCGCTGGGACAGTTCCTCCACCGCTTGCCCCGCCCCGATGCACTACGCCGCTACCAACACCACGGACACCTACAAGGCGGGGAAGGGTTGCGCCTACCAGAACGACCTCGCCGTGGAGAACATGCGCCTCATGAAGCAGCTTCAAGCGGACATGGCGAGGGACCACAAGCTCGCCATGGAGATGGCGAAGAAGCAGCCCTACGTAGCGGGCCAGATGTATGCCGACAGCCTCATGGACTTAGCTGTGGCCAAAATGACCACCATCAACCACGACCAAAAGGAAGAGGAGAAACCTATGACCATCGGCGCAGACAAGTGTCACCTGTGTGGCTCGAGGCGCGTGCGTCTGGAGAAGGTCAACGAGACTGTCACCCTCGGGGGCAAGAAGAAGGAAAACCAGTACGAGGGCACCAAGCAGAGTGACACCAGCGACTATGCCTGCCACACCATCGTCACCGTGTGCAGCGATGGCAAGAACGTCGTGCTCGTCGGCGACGAGTGCATCGTCCTCGGGTACGGTCACTGATGGCCGCCCTCTGGGCTCGCCTCAAGGGCAAGAAAACCTACATCGGCATCGTCGCCAGCTTCATCCTGTCGGCGCTGTTCATCGCCAAGGTCGTTCCCATCGACTCGCAGTACGCCCAGCTCATCGGTGCGGCTATCCTGACCTTCACGGGCGTATCCTATCGTTCGGCTGTCGGGACTAGCTGACACTAGCTTTCCGTTTTCGTTCGGCGTAGACTGAAAGTAGGAGCACAGGGGAGGCCCGTCGCCCGGAGGGTCTCCCCGCTCACAACGGAGCGAAGGAGCGACCATGGAGTTTCAGCCAGTCAAGAACGCAATCGCCGTCCTCACCGTCGAGAAGGTGGAAGTCACTCAGGGCGGTTCTCCCCCCACCAAGCTCAAGCTGACCTGCTCGTCCCAGTACACATGGAACTACACCGCCAAGCAGGGTCAGCCCAACTGCTCCCCCGTCATGCAGGTCGGAGCACGCATCAAGATTTCCTACGATGTGGTCGAGTCCACGAAGTACGCCGGTACGATGATGAAGTTCATCAACGAGGCCATCCCGGCCCGCGACGACGAGGCGCAGACGTGGCCCACGAAGGAGCCCTACGCTCCGGGCGGCGGCGGCGGCAACAGGAGCGGCGGAGGCTTCAGCGGTGGCGGCTCAAATGCCGACCAGTTCCGCACTCCGGTGCAGATTCAGCGGCAGGAGGTCATGTCGGCTGTCGCCACCCTCCAGAGCGGTTGCGGTTGCTCGATGAGCGACTTCCTCACCATGTGCGACGAGGCGCTCGCTTGGGCGGACACCACTACCGATGCCACCTTTCCGGAAGCTGATGCAGTCGGCGATGGACTCGCTGGGAGCAACGCGGGTTTCGGACTCGGCAGCTCTGCGGGCCTTTCGGCTCTGAGTGCTCCGGGTGGGCTCGCTTCGGCTGCCGCCCCTAACTCCGACGACGATATTCCGTTCTGAGTTGGAATGGAACAATGACTTCCGGTTCGACCTCGCTGGCGGAGAAGTCGCGCAGCAGTTCGTTGAGAACATCTGCGATGGCAAGGTGACCATCGAGGTCAAGTCCGAAGTCGCTCGCGCGTGGGATACAGGGAACGCCTACGCTGAGTACGAGAGCAGGGGCAACCCCAGCGGGTTCAAGACGACGCAAGCGATGTTGCAGGCCACGGTCTTCACGCAGACCAAGGGAGGGCCGTGGTCCTGCATCATCACCCCGACGAGCGAGTACCGCGATGCGGCGCGAGCCGCCTACAAGCTCACAGGATGCACCCTCGGGGGCGACAACAACACCAGCAAGGGCGTGCTCATGCCCATCCGCTGGCTGACGCCACGGGGTCGCTCGTGAAGAAGGTGCAAGAGGTCGAGCCTGCGGACGCCAAGGCGTTCAAGGAAGGCCCGTCAATGGACTACTCGGGTTGCGCGTTCCCGAAGCCGGTGAAGAAGAAGAAGAAGGGGAAGTGGGGAAGATGACGCTGCTTGCTGACATCTACGATGAGTTCATGGTGGCCCGCCAGACGGGTGACCAGAGGGCTCTGAACTGCTTCACCGAGGTGTTCCTCTCTCACCCCAAGGTGGAGAAGGAGCGCGACCCCATGCGCCTCTTCGCCAGCGACATCGGCAAGTGCCCGCGTCAGGTCGGCTACCGCCTGCTCTCCACGGAGCGGGACCCGCAGTCCCACGAGAAGCAGCGCAACGACCAGCGCATGTTCGACATCGCGGAGTTCATGGAGGCGATGATGACCGCAGCCTTCATGTGGAAGGGCCAACTCATCGGCTACCAGATTCCGGTGCCCTTCTCTGAGTACGGTCGTGAGAACTGGGGCGGGCGCATCGACATGGCTGTGGACATGGGCGGCAAGCGTCGCATCATCGAGTACAAGACGCACCGGGGCAACGCCTCCAACTACGACCTGCCCAAGGTGCCGCACGCCCATCAGGCCAACGTCTACGACATGATGCTCACTGAGGAGCTTGGCCTTACCGACCTGCCCATCGCCGCCTACTTCAGCCGCGACGGCTCAGGCGAGCCGCAGGAGTACCGCATCGAGTGTTGGGACGACGCCACCAACGCGCTCATGGACGAGCTGGAGGAAGCCCGCATCAACGTGGATGAGGGCGGACCGGAGGGTCTCTGGGCCAAGGCTCCCAAGACGCTCAAGCTCAGGTCGCGCGGCAAGCAGGTCGTGCAGGAGCCCGACTGGCAGTGCCAGTATTGCGACTACGCCCTCACCTGCGAGCCGCTGACCGGCAAGAGCCTGTGGGCTGAGTGCGGTGACGGTATCTGGGACGTGAAGCGCGCTGCCGACGCCGAGCAGCTCGCCGCTTGGGCGGTCGAGTGGTCTGACGCCATGCTCGTGCCCCTGCGTGTAGCTTGACGGTCAAGACGCCTCTTCCGCCGCAAGACTTGGCGGCGGAGGAGGCCCTCCTCGGAGCGATGCTCACGAACCCCAATGCTATCGGGGTGGTGACCGACCGGGTGGAGGGCAAGGATTTCGCAAAGCCTCTCAACGGCGTCATCTTCAGGAGTATCGTGAAGGCGTGGACCACGAACACCGAGAGTGCTGACGTGGTCACCATCGGGGCCATGTTCCCCGAGGACCGCGACTACGTGTTCACCATCGCCGAGCACTGCCCGGCCTCTAGCAACGCCACGCACTACGCCGACATCGTCAAGCGCACTGCGACCCAGCGTGAGCTGATTCGCGCAGGGCAGGAGATTGTCGAGCTGGGCTACAAGTCCGAGGATGAGTCACAGTCACTCCTCGATGCCGCTGAGGCCCGCGTCTACCGCCTGCGACCCAACATCGCCGGGGATACCTCACCACTCGCCAAGGTCGCCGAGGACATCTTCGGGGAGTGCGAGCAGGGCAAGGCCCCGGACAGCGTCAGCACCGGCTTCAAGGCGCTCGACCTCCAGACCAGCGGTATGCACTACGGCAACCTGCACATCATTGGAGCGCGCCCCGGCATCGGCAAGACGTGCCTCGCGCTCAATATCGCCCGCAACGTGGCAGCCGAGGGTACGGTCCTCTTCTTCTCGCTGGAGATGAGCAAGCAAGAGCTTACCGAGCGCATCCTCTGCTCCATCAGCGATGTCACCCTGACCTGCCTCCGCAGCCGCAATCTCGGGCCGGGTCAGCTTGCCAGCCTAGCAACGGCCTCCGGGGTCATCGAGAAGCTGGACATGGAGGTCATCGACAACCCCTCCCTGACGCTCCTCTCGCTCAAGTCGAGAGCCCGGCAGTTCGCCGCCCGCAAGCGCATCAAGCTCATCGTCGTGGACTACCTGCAACTGCTCACCCATGGCAGCAAGCAGGAGAGCCGCTTCGTGGAGGTCAGCTCCATCAGCCGGGACCTCAAGGCGCTATCCCGCGAGCTGAACTGCCCGGTGCTCGCACTCTCCCAGCTCAACCGCGAGAGTGAGTCCATCCTCAGCGACGGCATCCCCAAGCTCAGTCAGCTCCGCGAGTCCGGCTCGCTAGAGCAGGACGCCGACCAAGTATGGCTGCTCAGTCACCCGCAGGACCCCACCGGAGGCGGCTCCGCTGCCCCTTACGTGGACATACACGTAGCCAAGAACCGCCACGGCTCACAGGGAACCGTAGCCCTTCCGTGGACCCCCCGCTTCCAGAGATTTGAGGACTGATGACCGCAACACAGATGAAGAGGTTCGTGGAAGACGCCGCCAAGCATGCGCATCTTGACGTGAGCTACGACGCTGAGATGGGCTTCGAGGTGGGGGTCGAGTTCCACAGGGACTACGGGCTCTGCGACATCAACGAGCTGGTCAAGGAAGCCGTTGGGTACGACCTCGCCATCGGCATCTGCGAAGGTAGCGACGAGTCGCACATCCGCCTCTGGTGGAGCTGATGGTAGCGCCCACGACATCGGCTGCCACCTGCCCCATCTGTGATTGCAGGCTCATCAACAACCCCACCACCACGGGCACCGTGCGGACCTGCCCCAACTGCCAGCCCAAGATGTTCGCAGTGCCGGTGCGTGATTGGAGGGACAAGTGAGCCACCCTCACATCACCCACCACATGGACTGCGGCTGCTTCTCGGAGCAATACAAGCTGCGCATCGAGCATCTGGAGAGGGAGCGCAACGACTTCAAGAGAGAGCGCGATGCCCTGCGCGAGGAGAAGCTCGTGCGTGACTACGGCACCGCCAAGGCGAACGCCAAGTGCATCCGCTGCGCGGTGGACTTCATCGATGGAGAGGGTGACCCCATCGTCATCGAGCCGCCCTGCACCTGTCGTGCCTGAGTCCATCGGTAAGTGGGTCCGCAGGCACTACATCGTGGAGACCCAGAAGGGCATGTGCCGTGCGTATGGCGCTGACGAGACCCTACGGTCCGCTTGGCCGGAGGGCGGCTTCTTCCCTCCCGACCTGTACGCGGAGTGGTACGAGGACGAGGTGAGGAAGCGTGTCTGAGAGCCAGTTCACCTCGGAGCTGGCGGAGTACGCTGAGAAGTACCTCGGCTTCGACTGCTACAAGGTACACCAGACACGCAGCAAGCCGACCGCCAACATCGAGCCGGGTCACGCCGACATCACGATGTTCGGTCACGGAAAGACCCTCTTCGTGGAGACCAAGCTTGACAACTACAAGCAGAGCGACCACCAGAAGGTGTTCGGTACGAGCGCCGTCAGGAACGGGGCGCTCTATTGGGTCATCCACTCGAAGGACGAGTTCCTCCAGTGCGGCAAGGCGATGGGCTGGTGGCGATAGATGCCCAAGCGCGACGAAACCGGGATTGGGTCAAGTCGCAACCGTGTCTTGTCTGCGGGGGTTCACCATGTGACCCTCACCACTGGCCTGAGAGGGCAGGGCATGGAGCTGGGGATTCCCTACTGGAGATGGTGCCACTCTGTCGCTGCGACCATGACCTCTGGCACCGGGGTGACCATCAAACTATGGGTCTGCTTGCAGAGGCAGGACCAGCCTACTTTGAGTATGTGAGGTCTCTACGTGAATACTGACGACATCTCCTGCTACCTCACGCCCGAGGAGAGCGCGGCAGCGAGCATCGACGGCACCGATAAGGCGTTGGGCTGGGTCATCGGGCAACTGACCCTGAGCTATCTCAAGGCGAGAAACTTGCGCGAGCAACTGGTTCAGACCAACGACGATGACAAGATAGGGGAGCTGGAATGGCAGTTGAAGCTGATACGTCAGGAAGAATCCTCGCTTCATCGAATCGAGTCTGGACTCCAGAGCAGGCTCAAGCTGGGGCAGTAGCGGGGGATGAGGGACTAGAGCGCGTCCTCATGGCGGCTGACGCCACCAAGCTGGTCTATCAGGACCGCATAGCCAAGCTCGTGGCACAGGCCGAGGCGCTGGCCTTCTCCTGCGAGTGGCTCGCCACATGGCTAAGCGTGGAGGAGGGAACAGCGGTGGAGAAGGTGCTTGCGGGGGCGGCGGATGCGTGGCGGAAGGAGAGCGCGAGGCGTAGCTCCTAGCGACGAGCCAATCGGAGCCCACGGGATTTTCCCCGTGCCGGCCTACTATGGTGATGATACCTTGAGGCAAAGAAAAAGGGGGGAGAGCCCTTCGGCCCTCCCCCCTTTGGTGCGCCTGCTAGAGGCTGGCGAGCAGTATCCGCGCTCAGTTCAACGCCAGAGCCGAGCGTGCCATGATGGACTCACGCTCCCTGCCCGACTTCGTTGTCTCGCAGGTGTGACACAGGAACCCCTCGAAGGTGTAGATGGGGTGCATGTCCCCCTCATGGCTGCCACAGCACATGCACCCCTCTTCGTCTGAATCCGGAAAATCCACAGTAATACCTCTACCTCGTAGCCCTACTTCCGATGGCGGCGCGAGCCGCCTTGGCACGAGCTGCCTGCGCCGGGCGCTTCTTTTCAGCGTCCTTCTGTCCCTCGATTCGCAGCCATTCTTCTACATCGCTGATGCGATAGCGGGCTTCCCCTCCCGGCAGTGGTAGGTAGGGGAAGTCCGGCATGTGCTTCAGTCTGGACAGGTAGTTGGCGGAGAAGCCGAAGGTTAGGCAAACCATAGTCCCGCTCACATAGGCTTCCACGGGTACATCGTCAACGGTGATTTTCGGCCTTGGCATCGTTCTGAACTCCTTCCTCACAGTGTATGCTGCAAGATGCTTTTGTCTTAGTGTGCTACGCACCGCACTGATTCTTGTTCGCCGTCAGGCGACATCCCTGAGCCGTGACCCGACCCCCCTCCGGTTTACAACCTCTTTGCCGCGCGCCCCGTACCAGCGCCGAGCGCTGTCCAAGGCACGGCTGACCTCCATTCTGGTGTAGCCACGGGCCTCGTAATAGCCGTGGTAGTCGAAGAGCCTTCTGTGCGTCGTGAGGTGTATTCGCACAAGGTAGCTGAGCCTCCCCGTGGGAACTATCTCAGGGGCATCGCGCTTAGCGACGATGCAGGCCCCACACTCTTTGCCTAGGTTATACCTTGATAGCACAGCCCCGCAAGAGCACTCTCTCTTTTTGTCTATGCTGGGGGGCCTTACGCGCCCATCAGGGACGCGGGTACCGGCGAGCAGGGGCTCCTCCTCGAAGCGGCGGGCGGAGAGATGACCCAGACCCCGGAGGCTCACCCAACGCCCTCCATTGAGTCGTAGAAATCGTCAAGTCCCTCCTCAATGGCGCGCACGAGGGCGCGCAGGACGGTACGCTCCGCCTTCACTCTCCGCAGCTCCTTCGCGGCCTCCATGTGCTTGCGGTGCCAGAACTCGGCCGCGGTCTCCTTGGGCAGGTCGCGCGGGTCGCTCAGAAGAGCGTCGTCGGCGGGTCCTGACTCGACGGGGGCGCAGATGGACTGGCAGAGGTAGTCGATGAAGGTCGGGGCCTCTTCACGGCTGACGCCGTGGACGTGGATTTGTCCGTTGCTGACGGTGGTGTAGATGGGCATGGTGTCTCCTTGGGTGAGCGTTTGCTACGGGTCTCGACTTCGAGCTTGTGCGTCCCTGCAAGGACGTACTCGCCGGTCTCGGTGGTCACGAGCCAGTTCTTTCCCCAGCGCCGGATGCTCGTGACCTGTTCGCGTCCGACCTTACGGTAGAGAAAGGCGGGTCCCTTCATGCGGGACGCCTCTGCCACCGTCTTGATGACCAGCCTCACCAGAACCTCCTCCCGGCCAGTAGTATCGGCCACAGGACGATGAGGGCGATGATGTAGGCGACTATCACCCTTTGAGTCGCTGTGCGTCGTATTTGAGCCGCTCCACCTCGGCCTCCAGCGCGGCGATGCGGGCCGTCTTGTCTTGGCGGTCTTGAAGCACGGTCAGCAGCTTCGCGTCGAAGTTCTCTGGCATCTGAGTGTGCGGAGCAATCGCCCAGCATGTCAGTTCAAGCGCGTTGTTCCCGGCCTCACTCATCTCAGGCCTCCTCTCGGGCACGTTCGTCAGGGGTGTCTGACCCGCCCCAACATTGACCTGCGAAGCGGGTTGCGTTGGCACCCCCGGCCTCCT